CGACGCAAGCGATTTGTTCATCCTTTGTTCCAAACCCACAGGCTTGTTTGTCCAGGCCCTGCCGTTGCGCGCCCTACTGCGGCGCTGAGCCTACCGGCACCAGCTGGTCGCCGCTGCGGACCAGGAACGGGTAGCGCGGCCCCTCATAGGTCTCGGCCGTGAAGACCCCCTGCTCGCCGAGGAACAGGAAGTTGCCCTGGTAGGCGCCGACGAAGGCCGGCGATGCGGGGTCGCCGTGGGTCATGGTGAGCGGGTCGGCAGCGGTCTCACCAGGCACAACGAGCGCGCCGTGGACTGTGGCGCCCGGAGCTCCGTAGAGCACGACGTCGCCAGGCTGGACCTCAGAGACCGGGATCTGCGTGCCGCGCATCTCGAGCGTCGTGGTGTTGCCGTACCCGCTGTAGCCCAGGCCCATCGGGTCAGGAGCAGCCCCGAGAGCGAAGCACAGGGCAATGGTGGCCGAACAGTCGTCGGCGATGTGGCGGGCCGGTGTCGGCTGATAGAGCGGGAACGGCCGAGACTCGAGATAGCGGAACAGAGGCTGATTCGGGGGACACCAATCGCCCCAATCGCAGACAGCCGTGCGTAGCGCGGTTCCCACGCCGTGGGATCCTACTGTCGAGTCGGCGTTAGTCCGTGGACTCGGACACCAAACGACGTCGCAGCCACAGCTGGCTGTTCATCTCGATGCGCTCGAGCTCCTCGCCGAAGATGCGGGCGAAGGTCTCGATGGCCAGGAACGGCGCGTGCAGGATCCCGCGCTCTGACTCCCAGGTGTAGTCGTCGAAGGCCATGATCCCACCGGGTAGCAGGCGCCGGAAGGCGTCGACCGCGTCGCACAGGACCGTCGGAGCTCGGTGGTCTCCGTCGATGTAGACGAAGTCGAACGCACCGCCCGCATGCCATGGGTGCAGCGTGCCCCAGCTGTCGAAGAATTCAGAGCTCGTGCCGACGAAGGTCTCGAGCCTGCCGGCTCGGTAGTGCTCGTGGGTCCGCTGGTAGTGCAGGTGCCGGATCTCGTCCCAGTCGTAGCCCTCGTGCTCCTCGGAGCCGCGCCAGGTGTCGACGTCGGTCAGATGGGCCCGGGGCAGGTTCTCGAGGATCCACACCGAGGCGTCACCGGTGAAGGCGCCGATCTGCAGACACCTGGGCTCCTTGTCGGCGTGCGGGAGCAGGTGCTTCTCGAAGTTGGCCCGGGCCGTGATCTCGAACCACGTCGGGTCGGGGAGGTTCATGCGTGAGCTCGGCGGTAGGCCTCGTAATGCTGGGTGCCCACCACCTCGCGTCGAACGTGCCCAGCACGCAGGTCAGTGTCGAGCCAGACGCCGGCTTTCATCTCGCGCAGCCGGTGGAAAAAGAACACGTCCTCACCGTGGCCGGGGCTCAGTTGGTGCCACGACGAGTCGCCAAACCAATTGAACATCGAGAGGTAGAGATCGAGGCGCACCAGCGTGCATCCGAGCCCGAGGCCGTCCACCTTCACCAGGCCGGTCGGGTTGTCGGGCAGGTCGATGAACTCCGCGGCGTAGGGCCCGTTCTCGTGACCGTCGACGAAGTTGTAGGCGACGGGCCCGAACGGAGCCACGCGCTTGTGGTACAGGCCGCCGACCACGTCTTTCTTGTGCGCCAGGAGTCGGGCGACCGTGTCGCTCGGCATCGTCTGGTCGGAGTCGAACCACATGATGTGCGTCGGGTCGCCGGGTGCGTCCATGGCATGCGTCACCAGGAGGTTCCGGGCGACGTCGGCGTAGGTATCGCCGAGCACGATGGAGCAGAGCACCACTCCGTCGACCAGGCCCCGACCGTAGACCTCCGCGTAGCTGCGGACGGTCTCGGCCGGAACTTCTCGATCAGTGGGCATGGCCAGAACAACATGGGGAACTGTGGTGGTCGTCATGCCACCGAAGCTACCAGCGCATCAAGCGCGCTGAACGGATCAAGCCAGGTGCAGCTTGGCCGTCTTGACCCACTGCCCGGCGACGAGGCACTCGAACTCCACCAGGTCTTGCGCACCACCGGTGGTGGTCAGGGTCACCGTGCCACTCGCCACGATGGTGTCGCTCGTGCCGGCGGCTGTGGTGTAGGTCGGGGTGCGGGAGCCGGTGGCGTCCTGGGTGAGCAGGGCCCGCAGCTTCTTGCCCGCCAGTGCAGGCGGCAGGGTGAACGGAGTCGCCCCGCCGAGCGAGGCGGTGTTCACCGCGGCAACGGTCGGGTCGGGCAGCGTCACGCCTGCGGTAGTCGTGGTGCCAATGGCGTTGACGGTGCCCACGGCACCGAGGCCCTGGAACAGGGCGATGAGCTCCTCGGCGGAATCCTGCAGCGGGGGTGTCACGATGTCTGGCCTCCTGGTCGACGACGTCTGGCGCCGACTGTACCGCCGCTACTTGCCGGGCTGTGGGACGGGCTCGAACCCGCGACGGTCTCGGCAGCGCCACAGGCGTCCACACCGGCAGACCGGGGGTTGACAGTTGTGCGGAGCGGCGGGTGTCGCCATGTCGTGTGCCAGCTGGGCCAGCTGGGCTGCGCGTGATGGGACCGTGGCGCGCAGGTAGGGCGGGGTCAGAGGTGTACCGGGCCAGAGCGGCGGGGTGTCTCGGCGCTCGCGCTTGTTCCGGCTGGCCTTGCCCACTACAGGCCGGTCCTCTTGGCGGCCCGTTGCACCGCGGCGTTCACACCCTTGCCGAACCGCAGTTTGACCGTTGCCTTCTTGGCGGCGCGGGCCTTCTTGGGCGCCTTGGCCTTGGCGACCTTCCTGGGCTTAGTCGCCTTCGCCGAGCGCGTCGAGTGCGAGGAGTGCGACGACCTGGTCACCAGGTCACCGGCGGGGTGAGCGCCGCCAGCGCCGAATTGTTGCAGCACCCTCGGCCACGCGACACGTGGACCTGGCCTTCGGGGGTCTGCACGTGCAGCTGGCCGAACAGCGAGCCCCGGTCCCGCTCGACCTCCTCGGTCACCTGGCGCTCGAGCACGATGCCGGGCAGGTTCTCGTCGTCGGTAGCCCACACGATGATGCGTCGGTTCGTGACGAACACCCGGCACTTCGTCAGGGGTGCAGGCATCCCCTCGGCGAAGACCTCGGCGACGTCGACGATCCGGTGCAGGCGCTCGGGGATCTCGGTCACTGGGGCGGCAGTTGCAGACCGGCGCCCTGGACACGAGCAGCCTCCATCTGGCGCTTCGTCTGCTCGGCCATGAACGCCCGGGCCTTGATCGACTCGGCCACCACGACGGGATCCCACGAGGCGCCGTCGGTCTCGAAGCTGACCCAGCGCCCGGCCGCGATCTGCACGTAGTCGGAGGTGATGACCTCCTCGTCGTCGCCCCCTGGTGTGCCACCGGCGCGGACGTTGCGCCGGATCACGAGACCGCCTGTTGCTGTTTCGCCGGCGACGATCCCGAGGTAGGTCTTGATCTCACCGTCGTGCATCGTGACCGTGACGACGACGTTCCCCACGCCCTCGAGCCGTCCGCCGAGATCCGTCCAGAGCTTGTTTTCAATCATGCTGAACAAGCTACATCAGGGCGTTGGGCGTTGCGACGATATGTTGAGCACTCCTCCTGGCGCGGTGTGGGGCACGGTCAGCGGCCACGGATCAAGCGAGCCCGCCGCCAGTTTCTCGGTCACGAGGTACACCGTGCCGACCGGCGTGGTCGTCGAGTCGTCGTTCGCAATGAGCGTCTGCGGCGGCTGGCCGGGCTGCGTCGAGAGCAGCTGGCCGAAGTAGAGGTTGCCGGCGATCACCACGGGCTCGACCGTTTCGCCGCTGGTGCTGTCGGTGATCGAGACCGGGACGTAGATTCCATCGACCAGCTGGGACAACTGGAACAGGAGCGCTCCGCTGCCCTGCGTGCCGTCGGGGTTCGTGACGTCCCACTCCAAAGTAATCGGCGTCAGCACCGACCGAACGCTACCGCCCGCGCCGGCGTCCGCCAGTGACCGTGCCGCCGCACACTCCGCACCGGTTGCCCAGGCGTCGAGTCAGCGGGTGGATGCAGTCACGCTCCGAGACCTTGGCCGCCGGCTCGTTGGGCACGATGACCGTGGCCGAAGGTTGGGGCCCGCGCTGCGCGTCGACGCCGGCCTGCACGAGCTCGTCGTACTCGGCAGCACCGAGCTCTACCTCCTCGACCTCGACGTGCTTGCACGTGCCGCGGTGCGTGAACCCCGGGCAGGAGCAGTGCACCGCATCGCCGGCCTCGTTGATCGTGACGGTGTGCACCTCGCCGGGTTGGGTCTCGCTGTCGACCTCGACGGCCCGGCCGAAGTGCAGATCGAGTGACGCGGCCACCACCTCGCGCAGCCAGTCCGACGGGGTGAGCTCACAGTCGGTGGCTGCCTGGTCGACCTGGGCCCGGAACTCAGGCTCGACCCGGCAGTTCGGCAAGAGCGGCTTCGTCACAGGGCAGTGACAGCGAGCCCGGGCGCGTCCTTGTGCCGATTCATGACGTCGATCAGCTTGGCCGGGCTCACGCCATCCCACAGACCGTGGCGCCAGTCTGCCTCGACGTCGAAACCCTGCGAGCAGCGCCAGCGCATCTGCGACGTGGCATTACCGCACCCTCGGATCCGCAGGTCCATCGAGGAGTAGAACCATGCCACCAGGCGCATGGCCTGCTCGTCGTCGAGGAGCTCGAAGACCTCGTCGCGGTCGATGCGCCCGGGCCGGATCAGCGCGTCGTCCAGCGCAGCACGGTCGTTCGTGGTCAGCACCGTGACCAGGCCGTGCGGTGTCCAGATCCCGTCGAGGGCGTTGAGCATGGCCGACAGCGTGAGCCCGCCGGCGTTGTCGTCACGCTCGGTGGCGGCGTGGAAGATGTCGACGTCCTCGAACAGGAGCATCGACCGGGCCTTCACGTGGCTGACCAGGTTCATCAGCTTGGCGTCCTTGTCGAGATCTCCGAGCGGTAGGTAGTACACGTCCATGCCGAAGTGATTGGCGAGCGCCTTCGCCACCGACGTCTTGCCCGTGCCCGGCGGGCCCGACAGGAGGTAGCCGCGGTGCCAGGGCAGTGACCGTCGGTTGTACTCGGACTCGCTGGTCAGGAACTCGCCCAGGTCGTCGACGAGCGCTTCCAGCTGGCCAGCGCGGAGGATGATGCTCTCGAGCGTGCGTGGTGGAAGGTCGTCGCGTCGCTGCCAGCCGTCACCCCACCGGTCGGCGATGCGCAGCGGCGGTGCGCCGGGCTTCTCGCGTCGGGCTTCCAGGATCTCCTCGATCTTCAAGACCACGGCGTCACGCCCGCCGGCGCTGCGCGTGCGAAAGGTGATCCGCTCGTAGTAGGCGAGGTATTCGAGCGGGATCTTGTCGCGATCGCGGGGCCCTTCGTCCCGGCTCACCTGGACCTCGACCTGGTGGCCGTCGAGTGCCACGGTCTGTTTGCGGCTGCCGTCGTAGCGCAGGCGCACGTGCTGGCGCGTGGTCTCGGTCTTGTTGCCGCCCACCACAGTCTCGTTCTCGGGGTAGCCGATCGACGATGCCAGCGCCGAGAACATGCCCTGCTGCTGGCCCGTGCTCGCCAACAGTGCGCGCCGGGCGTCGACGGGTATCAGGCTCAGCACCCAGTCGTGCAGGTCGGGGTACACCTCGTCGGTGCCACGCACCGTGATGGTGAAATTACGGCGCTCGTCGCGCTTGTTCCTCACCTTCTTGACCAGCGGCGCGGCTATCTGCCAGGCGGCGAAGGCGACCGTCGCTCGGGACGCGAGCTTCTTGGGTCCGAAGCGCGCCAGGAGCTCGAGAGGGTTGCCGACGGTCTGACCGACGGCCTGCTCGGGCTGGCTCACGATGACCTCGCCGCCAGCTGGTGCGCCTCGGCGTGCGGGCAGTCCTCGCCATCTCGACAGCGGCGCATGTGTTCCTCTCTGCACTCGGGCGCCGAGCAGAGGTGGCCGGTGAGCCCGTCGCGCCGTTCCTGGGTTGTGCCGTCGCCGGCGTCGTAGGTCTTGAAGCAATACGGGCAGGCCGGCGGCTTGCCGGTGGTCGATCCTCCGGGCGGTGGCTTGTCCTCCTTCGCCCGCTCGACCAGCTGATAGACGCCTCGGCTCAGGATCCGCATCAGGCCCTGGCCCCGGAGGTGCTGTATCGCCGCAGCCACCTGGGTGGTGGTCAGTCCGGTGGCCTCCCGTATTTCGGCCGTGGTGACCTGCTGTAGGCCCCGTGAGGCCTCGGTAACGAGTCGGACGGGGGAATGTGACCGAGGGACCGATCCGGCGGGTGTGGGCGTTGTGGGGCCCTGCGTGCGGCCAGCTGGCGGGGCCGGGGCTGCAGGTTTGGTCGTGCCATCCGCCTGGGCGATCCTGCGGTCGAGGTGGGCGGTCAGCGGAGGTGAGACGAACGTGTCCTCTCCGGTGTCCTCCTCGCCGCCGAGTTCGGAGTCGTCCGCTCCGTCACCGGTCTCGTCGGGCTCACCTGGCCCTGGCTCCTCGTCCTCGGTCTCGTCGACGAAGTGCGGCCATACGAAGGCGAGCGTGCGCAGGACCAGGGCGGCCACCATGTCGCTGTCCTCGGGTGAGAGCCTCGACGGGTCCAGGTCCAGGACCAGCGTCACCGTGCCGAAGTCGCCCACCGGGACGGTGATGCGGGCCTCGAGGTGGTCGGTCATGCCGCGAGCTCGTCGAGCACCCGCTTGGCCTCCTCGACCTTCGACCACTTCACCGGGTCGCCGCCGGCGTCGGGGTGCAGGGCCTTCGCCGCGATGCGGAACGCGGCCTTGCGCTTGTCCTCGTCGCTCAGGACGTCGTCGGGGCTGTAGAGGGCGCGGCCGCTGATCGGGCTCTCAATACTGCCTTCGCTCAGGATCCGGGCCGCCTCGTCGACGGTCATCTTGGCGCGCTGGCCTCCCATGGCGATCCCGCTGGGGAGCTCGGCCCAGCCGGCGTACTGCTGGCCGCGGTTGGCGATGCCGTACCGCTCCAACTGGCGCAGGGCTTTGAGCCCGAGCGCGACGGCGCGCAGGTTCTCGTGCCAGCCCGGCCGGCCCATCGCCCCGGCGTAGGCGTTGCACGGGTAGGTGAGCGTGCCGAGCGCAGCTGTGCGAAAGCCGAGGATGCAGCCGCGGTACTCGACCCTGGCGTCCGATCGCAGCGAGCCGTCCATCTTGCAGGCGCGCTCGTTCACGGCCAGCTGCACGATGGGATCCGAGGCGTCGAGGCGCTCGAGCTCGTACTGCAGGAGCTCCAACGTCGAGCGGTAGTCGTTCGTGAACGGCGAACTGCGGCCGTGGTCTTCGCGGTCCCACCCGTTCGGCCAGACCTTGATTGGCCGGAACGTGAGAATCACGGGAACGTGTTCAGGTCGGTGGACATGCGCGCCGACCGTACCGCGGCTGATGACAGAGGTGGTGCACCTCAGACGCGCACCAGCCCGAGGTGCACATGGGGGGCATGTGGCCTCGGGCTGGTGTCTTACGCGGTGGGTCGACTGCAAACCCGACCTACGCGCTCAGCTGGTCGGAGGTGTCCCTCCACCCGCGGCCGGGGGCGCCTCGGGCGTCCCGACGTAGAGCTCCCAGTTCCCACCGACGCCGGTCGGGGGCTGGCCCGCCGTGTCAGCGTCGAACGTGTAGAGCGCTTCGCCGCCCGGGTCGACCACGTCGGTGACCGCGGTCCACGCCGTGGGGTCGACCGCCTGGGTCGGGTCCACCTCGACGTACAGCGGCAGGCCGCTGGTCGGGTCGGTCACGACGGGCGGGGGCGTGGTGCCACCTCCGGGAGGTGTCCCTCCACCCGCGGCCGGGGTGCCGGGCGTCCAGGTGACCGATCCGCTGGTGGGCTCGAGGTCGGGGGGCGCCACGCCGGCCACGCTGAACGTGTCCTTGACGGTGACGATCGTCCCGTCCTTGTCGACGGTCGTGATCGTGATCGTGCCGGCGCCCGGGGCGCGCGGCGTGGCCGTGGCCGAGGATCCGTCGGCCGACGCGACCAGCGAGATCACCTGACCGTTCTGGTCTTCGGTCCATGTCGGCGTGGTGTCGGGCGGTACGACGTCACCTGCGGCGTCGTCCCACACAACGGCACCTGATGCCGGTGGGTCGGTCAGTTGCAACTCGAGCGGGCTCATGCGGTAGATCCTCCTTCGATGAAATTCCTCGATGACGAGGATCGGGTGAACCTCGCCGTTCCATGACAGCACGGGTGTGACGATGTGGCGATGGTGGTGTCTGCGATGCCTTGGACGTCTGCGCCAACATCTCCACCAGCCCATGCGTCGCGCACGCTATCGCGTCGGTGTGTCGAGGTGGTGCCAAGCGCGCTGAACGCTCAGGCCGGCAGCATCTCGCCAGCGGTGATCCACCCGTGCCAGATCTCGGGGCCGATGTTGATCGAGGGCGTGACCGTGATGTTCGGAGGCTCTCCCGTCACAACCCATAGCCCCTCGCCCTCGTTGGACGACTCGCTGTTCGTGTGCCACACCCACGCCTTGTCGGGCAGGCGGATCACCCAGCACGGCGCTCGACCCTCGATGATGTGCGTGTCCCACCGGCAGGGCCACATATCGCCGGGCGTCTGGCCCCACCAATTTGGGTAGCCGTTGGCGGGGTCGATGAGCTCCTCAACGATGCGCAGGTGGGCCACTAGAGCGGTGCCTCGGTGTGCAGTCGCCACCGATGCCCGGCGTCGAGATAGCCGTGGAAGTACTCGCCCTCGCCTTCGGTGCCGGGGTCGCTGCCGCGCCCGCATGCGATCGACGCCTGGATCGACAGCGAGCCGTCGGGGTGTTCGGTGAACGACCAGGGCGGCTCGGTGACGTGGTGCAACCCGTTGGCCCTGTCTGCCAGCCATCCCTCTCGTGTCGTCCAGTCGTGAGTGGTGCCCATCGGGTCGTCGGGGTCTGCGATCGGGAGCAGGAACCAGACGCCGCGCCGGCCGTTGGGGTGACTGTCCTCACCCTCGACTTCGATGGTCGGCCCGTAGTAGTCACCGGGCTGAGTGATCTCTCGGAGTGATCCGACGCGCCGACCGGTCCAGGCCACCTATTGCGGGCGGCGCTGCCAGTCGGGCACCACGGCGAGCACCAGGCCGAGCGCCACGGCGACGACCGCGACGGCCAGGAACTTGATCACGTGGGTGTCGCCGGCCTGAGCGACGAACGCTGCGACTGCCAGGCCACCGGCGAGAACCGCCAGCACAACGATGACTACGACTCTGCCCATCTGTGTTGCCTCTCGATACCGGGACGCAGTTTGCACCGTACACGCGAACCGACCCACCCCGAAGGGATGGGTCGGCGCGCTCCGGTGTCTCGTTCGGCAGATCCCCACCTGCCGGGCAGCGAAGCTACCAGGGCGCGCACCCGGCGCGTGAGACCCCGACGTCCACGCTCTGGTCGGGCGGGTAGGTCTGAATCTTCGACGCCACGGCCAGCTGGGCGGCGGCCGACACGTCGGAGGTGCCGCCGTTCTGTGTCCACGCCCGGGCGTCGATGCCGAGGCTGTCGGGGTAGAGCTCGCCCGACCAGAACCACCGCTCGCCGGCGTGATACTGCGCCGAGTCTCCCTCCTCGCAGTAGACCACTTTGAGCCCAGCGGCGAGCGTCCAGTGGATCCCGACGACGCAGCCGGTCGGGAGAGGTGCAGCGTCGGTGCCACCGCGGCACGGGCTGGGCCCAGGCTCGGTGGTCGGAGTTGCCGCCGTATCTTGATTACTTGATATCAGTTTGGGCGCCTCAGTCGTGGAAGCAAAAGCGGCAACGGCCCTGGTCAGCGAGTCGAGGTGTGGTGGATACATATTATGCGGCGCTACTTCACTGTCGGTTGTAGTGTCACCGCTCGTGCCCAGCGTCGCCAGAGAGCTCGACAACAAGCGGGACAACAAGGCCGCACGCGCCACGTGTCCGATCTGCGCGCCAGGCCGGCGTGATGTGGTGTCGGCCGACACGCTGTGGGCGTGGTCTCGAGCGAACCCAGGACTGGATCCGTTCCGGTAGTGCGAGCTCGGCAAGAGCGCGCAGAGTGAAGCGATGAACACGAGTACGCCGGCGGTCTTCCGCACGACGCTTCTCCTCTCGTCGGGCCAGGGTCGTCCGCCACTGGCTCTCTGTCGGGTTCCGGTCGGGGTGTATTTCCGTCGCCTTGTGGGCTGACGACTGACCCCGGAGTCAGTCGCCCAGCGGCGCCTCCTCGAGCGCGGGAGCTCGGTCGTCGGGCATCGTGCGCGGCCACAACCGCTTGCCGATCATCGCTCGGGGGTCGAGTCGGGCGTCCACAGCCAGATGCCCTGCGCACCACGCGCCGGCACGGGCGGATCCACCGGCATGATCTTGTCGAGGAGCCAGGCGAACCGACCCGGTCCGTAGTCACCGTAGGGCTTCTCGCCGGTGTGCACGAACACACCGACATCGTCGTGGTCGTCGTCGAGCAGGATCGTGCGCCAGGCCGGGCCCTCGCCCATCCAGCCGTGGTACGAGCGAGGCTCCTCGCGGCCGTCGAGGCGCTCGGCCTTGTCCTTCCAGAACAGCACCTCGGTCGGCACGACGTCGACGAGCTCACACGTGGCCACCACCGCACCGAGGGGCAGCGAGCGGTGGACGTTGGGAGTGTCGGGCCCGCCGATGACGCGCTCGGGCCCGAGCATGCGCACCTCGCGCTCACCGATGATGCCGAGAGGCGGCTCGTGCAGGCCGGCGTGGATCGCGAGCTCGCCGCGGTACCTGGTCGACCATGACCGGGTCTCGATCGTCTTGTAGCCGTAGGCGATGAGCGAGGCCCACGGCTGGTGCAGGGTGAGCGCCTTCACGTCGGGATCCCGAGGCGCACTGCAGCTGCCGAGGTGCGAGTGATGGCGATCGGGCAGGCGGTCTCGCCACAGGCGCAGCGCCAGTCGGTGATCTCGGGCCCGGTGCCCAGCACCGAGACCAGGAAGTGCTCGCCGAGCTCAGCCTCCTCGATCAGCCTGGCGATGAGCCGGGCATCACCCAGGCTGTCGGCGCGGTGGCGGCGGGCGTGTTCGGTGGTCTCGCTCACAGCGGGTCGGGCAATCCGAGCTCGTGCACCGCGACGTAGTGGTCGTGGTACCGCTCCTCGCTGCCGAAGTGATCGCCGCAGACGTCGTGCGGGCAGACCATGCGTTCGCCACGGAACCACCGGCGCTCGTAGAAGGGGAGCGGGATCGAAGGCTGCCACTCGCCCGTGTGGGGGTTGTGCATGCTGTCGGCGGGTGCGCCCCAGCCTTCACGGCCGCGTGCCGTGACAACGATCTGCCCGACGTGCGGTGTCGAGGCGGCGATCGACTGGCCCGGCGCCAACTGCCAGGGCGCGGTGAACTCCTCGACGTGATGCCAGGGCTTGCGCCACAGGAACGGCCGGCGCTTCGGGATGGGGATCGCGCCGATGATGATCTGGTCGCCGTCGATGCCGAACCACAGCGTGACCGTGCCGCGCTCGGTGCGGCCGGTGGCCCGGAGCTCGATCTCCTGGACGAAGGTCGTGTGGTCGCTGCCCACGATGACCGTGATCGGGTCGGTCACCGGTGCCCGGTGCTCAGCGTGTCCTGCAGGCGGCGGGCCCAGGCTTGGAACCTTGTCTTGATGTTGTGCATCGCTTTCTCCTTTGGGTTGTGACAGGGACATTCGGAACAGGTGCTGCCGCAGGGGCAGTGCGCCTCGTCTTCGGGGATCGGCTGGTGCTCGACCGGGCCGCATCTCAGGCAGATGGTCATGGCTTGCGCTCCCGCCTCGTGACGGGTCGGTGTTGCTCGAGGCGCAGCTGGTAAGCAGTCGGGCAGTCTCGATCGAGGTGTCCCTCCGAGCACAGTCCGCATACGAGATGCACGCCAAAGGCCGCCGCGTCGTCCACCGTTGCCCCGCCTTCCTGGTGACGTCCCGCTGACATCACCGGGGGGTGAGTGTAGTCCCGAGGGGTGTTCAGCGCGATGGATCATTCCGCCTCGGGCTCCTCGGGCTTGGGGCGTCGGTCCATCTGCTCTCGGATCAGTCGGTCCTGGCGGGTGTGGGCGGGGATCCTGCCGGCCATCGGTTGCATCTTGGCGCGCTCGGACGGCCTGGTCGGGATGCGACCCTGCGGGACGGTGACACTGGACTCCTCGCCGGCGGTGAGGCGCTGCAGGGCCTGGCTGGTCATGTCGACCTGGTCGTCGTACGCGCCACCGACGCCGAAGCTGGCGAGCTCGTCGACGTAGGCCGGCACCCACTGGGCGTTCTCGGGAAGGTAGACGTTGCCGGCTTCGATGGCCCCGGAGACCGAGCGCAGGCGTGCGGCCTTCGATCCCTTCGGGTTCACCTTGATGAGACCGGACATGCCACGGCGCAGCTGGGCCTCGACGAGCTCGCGCTCGATCGGCGTCATGGCCAGGATCCCGACGATGTCCTCGGAGAGCTCGTACCCGGGCTTCTTGCGACGCAACGCGGCCATCACCTCGGGCCCGTTGCCGGTGTTCTCGACGAGGTGGCGCTGGCACTTGGGGAACCGGACGTGCAGCAGGCAGATCGCCGCCTGCACCGTGGGGAAGTCGTACTGGCCGCGCAGCACGTCGAGCAGGTAGAACGCCGAGCCCGAGCGCACCCACATGCCACCGACCACGAAGTCGCCCGAGCGCTTCTCCTTCATCTTCATGTCCCACGAGCTCAGCCAGTCGTCGCCGTCGACGGGCATCACCGGCACGAGTCGGAACCACCCACGCTTCACCTCGCCGCCCTCGAGAGGTGCGGGCCTGCCCTGGTACAGCGCCGACCACACACGGCGGGAGGTGGTGGCCGCGTCGGTGGCCTCCCACTGCTCGATCGTGCGGCCTCGGGCCGACTCCATCCACTCGCCGGGGTCGCGGCCCATCGGGTCGGCCTCACCGAGCTCGGGCTTGTGGTCCGCCTTCGCCGGGATGCGGAGCTCGGTCCACACGTCGTAGTAGGCGATGTTCGCGAGCTCGTCGTTGCGTTGCTTCGCCTTCAAGCGGCCGGCCAGGTCGATGTCGCTCCACCTGGTCAGGACGAGGATCACCACCGCGCCGGGTGCGAGTCTCGGACGGGCCACCGACTGCCACCAGGTCCAGGTCTGCTCCGAGATCAGCGGGCTGTCGGCGGTGCGGTAGTCCTTCACCGGGTCGTCGATGATCAGGGCGTCGACGGGTCGGCCGGTGAACCCACCCGTGATCCCGATGGCGTACACACCGCCGGCGGCGTCTTCCAGGTTCCACCGTGCTGCGGCCTTGTCGCCCCGGCGCAGGCGCAGGCCGAGGTCTTCGTTCCCCTCGCTGCCATCGAACAGGTCGACGTCGGCCCGGATGGCGAACGAGATCCGGCGCACGTTCGTGAGGTCGTAGGAGACCAGGCCGATGCGGAGGTTTTTGTTGCGCTGCAGCATCCACGTGGCGCCGCGCCGGGTCACCCGCTCGCTCTTGCCTTCCTGCGGGGGCATCGTGATGATCAGGCCCCGCACACCGCCTCGGGGGGGGGCCGGCGACTCCACCACGTCGACGATGGCCCGGTCGATGAGCTCGAGCGCGGGGGTCTGCACCGTCGTGCGATCCAGGTGCATGGCCAGCCGGCCCGGCGTCGAGCGCCAGTCGCTGTCGCGTTCCTGGGTGCGCAGCCAGTACAGGACTCGGGTGCGGAGCTCGGGCGAGAGCTCGTCGACGATCGCCGCGAGCTCGTCGTCATCCTCGATCGAGAGCAGGTCGTCGAGGAGCTCCTCGAGCCAGGGCTCCTGTTCGACGACCGTCATTCGTCTTCGGCTGGGGCGTCCTGCGCTTCTTCGGGCTGCCCTGCGACTTCGCGCTGCAGCGCGCGCAGTTGCGTGCCCAGCCGTTCCACGGTGCTCTTCTCGATCAGGAGGCGGCGCTCGAGCATCGTGGCGCGGACTGCGGTCTCCTCGTACTGCCGGGCCCGGGAGGTCACCTGGGCGATCTCCCAGGTGTGCAGGCCGACGTGCTTCGGTGGTCGGTCACAGGTCGCCATGTTGCCGCGGTTGCGAACCGCGAGGCGCGGAGTGCTGCCGCAGAGCTCGACACTAGGCGCCTCGGGGATCAGGGCGAGCACGGCCTCGATCTGCTCGGTCACGGTGTCGGTGAAGACGTCGGCCATCGAGTCGAGGTCGACATAGGTGCCACGTGAAACGAACTGTGCCTGCAGCGACACGAGCAACGCCTCAGTCGCGGCGTTGACCATCTCGTCGGTGATGACGATCGTCATGCGTTCGCCAACTCGAGCAGGACGTCGGCGTGGCAGGGCTGGTCGAGCGGGCACCAGCACACCAGGTCGTGCCCCCGGAGCTCGGCCACACCGTCGATCCATGCCTGGGTGATTGCGTCGTCTTCGGGGTGCGCTGGCCGGTCCGGGAAGGACAGCCGAAGGTCCATCACGTCACGGTAGGCGGTAACCGCGATCTCGATCGTGATGCACCACGGGATCGTGTAGCCGTCGGCGAAATGGATCTCGCACTCGTCGCCGACTGCCCACGGGTTGCCCCAGCGCGTCGGCCGGCCCACATATACCGCACCCTCGGGCATGCGCCAGCCTTTCGTGCGCTGGCGTTGGACCCGGCGTGGTGCGCTCACTCGCCGCCTGGGCCGTTCTCGTTGCGCAGGATGGTGGCGAGCACCGTGCAGAGGATCTGCATCGACTGGGCCGGTGTGAACCCGGCGTCGAGGTGAGCCTGGTAGAGCTCGTGCCGCTGCACCGCTCCGGTCTGCAGCACGGTCATGGGATCAGCGGGCCCGTCGGTCGGCTCGGCCATCAGACAGGGCACCTCACGAGCTCGGCCCGGCGCGCGGCCAGGAACGTGCGCACGATCATCTCCGGTGTCGGTGGGCCGGTGACGGGGTCGCACTCCCAGCACCGCATCGTGTGGTCGTTCCACAGCGCGTAGCTCATCAGCTGGTGGTGCATGGCGTGGCTGAATACCACCGGCACCAGCGACTTGGGCACGTTGTGCCGGCGCAGGTGGGCGGCCATGGATACCAGGTCACCGAGGGGATCTGGTGACTCGGCCAGACAGTCGCGGCAGACCAGCCGCCCCTCGCCCTGGAACGCATAGCCGGTGCCGTCGACGAGGTCGGTGTCGTGCTTGATGCAGTACCGGCGCACGTCGTGCGGTGAGTCGATGTCGGGCTCGGTCCACTCGCGGTCTGCTGGCACCGGGCTGTGATCGTGGTCGGTCTTCATCGTGTGCAGGACATCGTGCAGCCAGGTCAGGGTGTCGTCAGGGATGCCTTGGAGCAGGGCAGCGGGCTCCTGGCGGTGTGTCCCGGCGAGGTGCGCGAGGCGGCGCATGCGGGACTGGATCGCCCAGGCCTGATGGTCGACCTGGACCGGAGCACCGGTGGCTGAGTGCTCGGCCTCGTCGATCGCGGCCTGCACCATCGCCCAGTCGTCGGTGGGTGGCACGTCGGCGTCCGGGGCTACCTCGTCCTCGCTCACCGTGGGCGTGGTCTCGACGTACTGCGCACAGCCTGGCTCGAAGGTGTGCATCTCCGAGCACCGTGGCCCGCAGGCGCCGCCCGTGCAGAGCAGGCAGACGTGGCGGGTCGTCGGCGGTCGTCCGCCTGCACGGACAGGGTCGTAGTCGACCTGTACCGCCATGGGCACGCCATGGAGAACGCAGGTCACGGGCAGGAGCTCCTGGGCGAGGTGGTGGGCGGTGTCGTAGGGGAATCCTCGCGCCACGAGGTCGTCCTCGGAGGTGACCACCAGGTTCTCGAGGCAGCCCCGGTTCAGACAGGCGGCGAAGTCCCGGCGCTCGTGCCCGGCGGGCTCGGGCAGCCAGCCGATATCGCGTGCGGTCAGTCCGCTCAGTGCGGCCTGGGCGGTGATCTCCTTCGGTGCCTGATTCATCTTCGCCGGAAAGAACAGGCGGCAGCGGGCGCACAGCACCTGCCCGTCGATCTCACCGATGGCCTGCTCCTTCGCCCCCTCGCACAGCACCCAGTGGCGACAGTCGTCCAGCTGCAGGGCATCGGCCATGGTCATCGCTTCTCCTTTGGGTGAGTCTTGTCGTACTGAGCCACGGCGTCGCGGAGGTGGCGCAGCGGTGCGTGTCCAGTCTGCCCTGTCACCGTCAGGTGGCCAATGTCTTCGGCCGCGAGCACGTAGCGGGCGCAGGCCAGCAGTCGTTCCGCTGCCGCCTCGCTGGGCTCGGTGAGCTCGTAGACCCGGACCCACTGGCCCGGTTCGTCCTGCGGCGGGAGCGTGGTGCGGAGGTTGCTGCCCGTCGCGCCGCGGCGGATCCAGCCGGCGGCCCTCACTCGCACCCCTGCCTGGTGCAGTCGACGAGCTCGCCCTGGCATGCCGAGAGGTCTGCACCCTGGAACAGACACCGCACGAACTGAGAGTCAGGCGGGCTCTCGACCCGGCATCTCTGGAACACCGAGCCGGTCACGATCTCGTACCGCTGGGCGCGGTAGGTGCCGCCCATCACTCTCAATTCGTGGCTGTGCTTCGGTGCGGTCTCGTCCATCTTCTCGTGCGCCAGATCGAGCCGACGTCGGGCGTTCAGCGCCTCGCCCTCGGGTGTGACGTCGCCGGGGTAGTGGGTCACCAGGTCGCCGTTCGCGTTGATCACCGTCGTGCCTCGGACGGTCTGCGAGACCATCCTCGTCATGGCGGCGCCAGCCGGTGAGAGGCCCTGTAGAAAGCCCTCGTGAGCAAGGTCAGCCGGTGGACGTCGTCGACGCGGAGGCGCAGGTCGAGGCGGTAGAGGCTTCTGCGCTATCCCGTGCTCGGTGTTCCACTGGCGCAGAGCGCGCCGCTCGCCGTAGGCGATCCACTCCTCGGGCAGCGCGTCGGGGCTGGTCGGCTCGTCGTCGATGCGGGTCGGTTCGATCGCACGCTGGGTGCGCCTGGACTTCACGAAGGTCTCCACGCCGGCGGCGACGAGGGCCAGCATGGTTGTGCTCGCGATCGTCACCATGATGATCACGAGCCCGCTCACACGATCCCCTTCTCGTGCCACCACCGCTGCACGGCCTGGTCGAACCTGGCCTTGGCCCGGCGGTGGCGGCGTCGGAGCAGCGGTCGCCACCAGGGCGGGGGCTCGAGGATCTCGTCGTCCCATATCACCATGTCGCCACGTTCGACGTTCCGAGGCTCGAGCTCGGAGAGCAGCATCCGGCGCGGTGCAGAATCTGCAGCGCCGATGCAGGACGTGCACAGGTCGTACTCGGCCCAGGCGCGCAGCCACCAGGACAGGCGCGGTCCTCGGTGCAACCACAGACCCGACAGGCGCGGGTGCCCACTACGAGGCCCGTTGGAGACCTGCGTACTGCTCTCGACTGAGATTGAACGTCCAGGCCGCCGCGGTGAGAGCGTCGGGCATGTCCGCTGGGCAGGTCAGCCCGAACCGTCGAACGGTCCCATCACGCTCGGGCGACGCGTTTGTGCAGAGCAGTACTCGGGCATCGAAGCCAAGCAGATCGGCCGGCACGTCGTAGAGCGCCAAGGTATGTGGCGCGTTGGCGGGATCCGGTGCCTCGTCGAGCAAGCGCAACCCCGCTTCGGGCACGAATCGGTCCCATCCGAACCGCTCGATCGCCACGCGTCGGACCTCGGTGTTGCTCTCGGCCATGATCGACTTCGGAGTGAGCTCGTGCGGACGCATGACGATCTGCTCGGTGACTCTCACGCCGTGGACCGCGTAGATCCCCCAGCCGTCGTCGTAGCCGATGGCCATGGAGCTCTCGCTGTGTAGGCGGCCTTGCGCGTCGCGGTGAAGCTCTGACGGTCGATCGGTCAGGATCACGACGCCTTTCTTCGGCCACCACCATCCCGAATCCGACAAGCCGTCCATGCCGTCGAGCCACTTGTCTGGCGACAGGGTGGCCCCGATGTGACGACCGAAGACAAGCCATGCGATCCAGCTGATGTCGTGTTGCCCCCAACAGGCCGAAGAGAGCTGGCCCCCGAGCTGGCCCCAGAGCTGGCCCCCGAGCTGGCCCCGGAGCTGGCCCCC